TTAAACGAGCTTAATAAAGAAAAAGAAGTGATTAAAATTAAAGAAAAGCAAAAAGAACATGAATTACCAAAAGATCTTAAAGCGTCCATTAAGAATGGATTCAAAGACTTTAAAAAATCACGAAGTATTTAAAATCTGCGTTTACTGCAATTGGGAATACGATTTAAGAATTTATACTAACTGCCCACATTGTGGGAATTAAAAATTAAAATATGAGCGTAAATAAGGCAATCCTATTAGGAAGAGTTGGAAAAGATCCAGAGATCAGAGATTTTGATAATGGGAATAAAGTAGCTAATTTTTCTTTGGCTACTTCAGAAACTTGGAAGGATAAAAATACAGGAGAAAAGAAAGAGCAAACCGAATGGCATAATATAGCTGTATTTGGCAAGCTTGCTGAAATTGTAGAATCTTACGTAAAAAAAGGTCAAGAGCTTTACGTTGAGGGTAAGATTAAAACAAGATATTGGGAAGATCAAAACGGCGATAAAAAGTATATTACTGAAATAGTTTTAAATGGCTTTGGTGATACTTTACAGATGATTGGAAGTAAAAAACAAGAGGATGAGCCAGCTTTTTAAGAATCAAAAAGAAATGTTCCTGTATATATGGAACACAAGAGGAGAGGCAAATGGATATAAATCGGAGCTGACTGACAATCAGCTCTACCATATCAATCATCCTAAATGGCATTTTCAATTCCTTCACGTATTATCTAAAGGTGCATATCCAGCTTACAAATTAAACCCTGACAATATCCTTTTAGGCACTCCAGAGGAACACGAAAACCAAGAACAGTACGAAGTATTTCAGGATAAAAAACAAGAGCTTAAAAAGGCTTATTATTCTGATCCAAATATTAAACATTAACAATTAAAATTTTTAAAAATGAAAAACTATTTCGAAGCAAAAGCAAAGTACACTAAGATTGACGAGCAATCAGGTAAAGAGAAAAATGTAACAGAAACATATTTAGTAGATGCAATGTCATTGACTGAAATGGAAAGTAGAATGGTTAAAGAGTTGGAACAAGTAGTTTCTGGCGAGTTTAAAGTGATATCAGGTAAAGAATCAAATATTTCTGAGATTTACCCTAATGAAAACGGTGATCGTTGGTTTAAAGCTAAAGTTTCATTTGTTGATATCGATGAAACAAGCGGTAAAGAAAAGAAAACAAATAATTATATGTTGGTAGAATCTAATAATGTAGATGAAGCATATTCTTTTTTAACTGAGTGCTTATCTGATATGATTGTTCCGTTTGAAATACCTTCAATTTCTGAAAGTAAAATTATTGATGTGTTTCAGTATTTTGAATAACATGCTGCACAACACATTTAAAAATTCGGGGCTTCGGCTCCGTTTTAGTAGATTTGTATTATTATTAATTAAAACTAAGAACGATGATTTCTGATAATCTAAAATCAAAAGATAAAATTAAAGTAAAGATATGTGATGACTTCTTTAATAGGTGGTTTGAATGTGCATCTAGAAATGAGAACGTAACGATAGATAAGGCTAAAGAGTTTTATTTATGTGATGTCTTTGTTCGGTTATCTGAAAGAATAGCTGGTAAAAATGTAGAATTATTTCACCGTACTTATCACGAGGGTTGTGATGATTATTTTGAATGTGTAGATGATAATTTTGTTATAGATAGAGAATTGTTTGAAATATTATAAAACTAAAATCATGAAAGACCAAATTAAGCAAGTTCAGGAATACTTTAAAGCCAAAATTATTGAAGGTGATTTTGAGATAGTCAATATAGAATCTCACGACATGACTATAATTGTAGATGAAGAGTACGTCTTTAGCATGTGGATAGCAAATGGCACAAGTGGATACAATCAAACTTCTCCATTATTTGACTGCGATCCTAATTTTATAAAGTTTGGCAAACTAAGCGAATCAGAGCAAGAAGAAGCATTTATTCATGTTAAACCTGCCATAATAGCACACAGGAAAAATAAAGAAATTTCAGACAGGGAAAAGAAAATTAAGGAATTGCAGAATGAAATTGAAGACTTAAAATAATGAACACTCCAGTACTTGACATATACATGCAGCATCAAATCGAATTCAGATTAAAAGGCGAAATCTTCGATATTGTTAGAATTATGCCAATAGGATTAGATATGTTTATAGAGATGAGTAATAATTTAGAATATTTAAACTGAAGATATGAGCAAACCAACACTACATACAACATTCGAGCCAGAAGATCCTAAGAAGTATAAGGAGGCGGTAAGAGTGTTTATAAATAGTCAAACTAAAAATAAATAATATGAAATTACAATTAGTATCATTAGAATTAGCTAAAAAACTTAAAGAAGTTGGCTTTAATGCAAAAGTCAATGATTTTTACGGTATGAAAGCTCCAGCCTTGGAATTAGCTAAAATGTGGTTTAGAGAACAGAAAAATATAATAGTTACAATAGAGTGTAATTATGACCTAGATTGCTTTGAGTACATTTTAGAATCAAACCCAAAGAAGCCATTTGCTTTTGCGTATAGTCAAACTAAAATAGAGTTTGATTCGTACGAAGAAGCTCTGGAGGCTGGATTGTTTAAAGCATGTGAATTAAATGAAACTACTTAAACCATTAATTCCAGCCCTTATAATATTAGGGGCTGTATTTTATCACAAAGAAGAAATAAAAGATATGAAAAAGATTAGTACATTATTTAAAAAAGATCCTAATAATTTAGGTCGAGTAATAAACGAAGTTAATCCAGAAAATGAATGGGTTTACGGTGGATTTGCGTTACCAACAAGAAAATTTGATGGAACATCATGCGCTATTATTAACGGTGAACTATATAAGAGATACGACTGCAAGATAAACAAAGAGACTGGAGAATATAAAAAGCCCATTCCAACTGGAGCGATCCCATGTCAAGATGCAGACAGGTTAAGCGGACATCACCCACATTGGATTAAATGTGAAAGATCTGACAAATCAAACAAATATCATTTCGAGGCTTTCGACTCATTAATGAAAAATATTATTACAGATAATTTTGATCCTAATAGATACGATGGAACTTACGAGCTTTGCGGTCCTAAAGTACAGGGTAATCCCGAAAGATTAGACTGCCACAAATTAATAAGGCACGGCGGAGAAAAGTGTATGGTTGATGATTTTGGATTTGACGAACTGAAAGCTTATCTAAACACTAGAGATATAGAGGGAATTGTGTTTCATCACATAACCGATGGAAGAATGTGTAAAATTAGAAAGTCTGATTTTGGGATTAGAAGATAATTTACACTATCTTTGAACCATAGCAAGAAAGGTTTTTTAGTTTTACTTTCTTGTATTCAAGCCCGGGCAGTCATGAGCCTGGGTTTCTTCTTGCCCAAAATTTAGCACAAAAAAACAGGAGCTAACCCCTTAGCCCCTGCACCGATTTTTGTACGCCTCATTTGGTGGTGAGAATATACGTACTGATTTAGAAATTTAGATTACAAATATAGTTAAATTTCTACGTTTTTAAGTTTTAATTTACCATTAAAACCTTCCGCAAGATCAGATAATAAACTATACTCTTCTAGGTCTATAAATACATCTAATTCATCATTATCGTACACTACACCACCATTCAACTTTCGTTCACTCCACCCGTCAAGTATCACTTTCTTTTCAGCTTCTTGGAATGAATCCATCATTGATCCATAATACTGCTCACCTTGAAACATATCCGTAGGCTCTTCAAGAGGATTAATAAACATCTCTTTAGTAAGTGGTTGGTCTAGTAGTCTTAAATAATCTCCATAGTGGACCCAATTATCCGCACACTCTGACATTCCCCCATCTGGCTCATCAGGATGAATGAATAATCTTTCTTTTTGAAGCATTTTATAATACTGTAATGCAGTATAAAGCTGTTTGATTTCTATTTTCATGTCTTTAGTTATTTTAATTCATCTTCAGTAATGTAATACTTTTTTGGAATCCCAACCGCATAGCCTTTTGAGCGGAGGAAGTCAGAAGACATCATGTCTCTTACGCTTAAATATATCTCCCTACAATGATATTCTGTATTTTGAGATGAATAGTGAAGCTTCAGGAATACGCCATAATCATCAGTATTAATCTTATCAAAAGTTGTTAATCCGTGAATGTGTACAGTTCTATTTAATAGGTGTATAATTTCATCACTTGTAATATCCTTAAGCTCTTTTAGAACTAATTTAATCCGCCCCCTTTTTATATCCTTTTGGAAGGTATTAATTTTACCCAATGTCGCCTCTATTAGTATTTCTGGATATAAAGTGTGAGACATATTACAGCCCAAATAAATTCCAAACCACTTTAATCTTTCATTCATATCTTTAGTTATCTAATAGTGTTTTTATAAATTTCGTTAAGGCTTCCAATTAGATCGCCAAGTTCATCTTTTTGAAGCCTAAAACAACCAGTCAGCTCATCTTTAAAACTTACATTTAAACATGGCTCATTATCCTCATTAAGGAAGAAGTTAAATTTTTCCCCTGCGTTGTTAGTAAAATTAAATTCATTCATATCTTTAGTTTTAAAAAGTTTTACTTAAATTACTCCATTCAATTATTTCATTATTATACTGCTCAATCTTATGGTAAGAGACAGTAAGAAGTGATAATCTTAGTTTTAAATCAATGATCGCTCTCTTACAAACTTGTTTAGCGACTTGTTCCGATCCTGTTTTGGTAATTAGTTCTTGTCTTGTCATGATTTTAAATATTAGTTTAAGTCAAATATACAACATCCAAATTAATTAAAATGTGTTTTTTAACATGTTCTTTATAGATTGTTTCTATTGAAAAATTAGTTTGATTGAATGTGTTTAACTCTATTGCACAGGTTAATTGGATGTGTTAGATTTGGGTATAATTTAAAACTAAAAACTATGAGAGAAATAATATTAAGATCATACAATGAGGATAAAAAACAATTCTATTACTTTATAGATGGGTGTTATTATTCTAAGCCTGAAAAATTCACACTAATATCTGGTAAGAAAATAAGCAATAAGATATCTGAAAGAATTTGCAAAGAATTCAATTGGGATAATTCAGAGCAATTCACAGGCTTAACCGATAAGAATGGAGTTAAGATATTTGAGGGGGATAAGGTGCCTGTAAAGGATCATAATTATAAACCCAGTGTTGTATATGAGGGATTTGTAGAGTGGACTCAAACATCATTCATGCTCAATACCGGATCACTAAGGAATTCCCATTGGAATAGTGGGTCTAAAGATATTATACTTGAAGTAATTGAAAATATTCATAATAAATAAACTAATAAGATGAAAAACATTACAATTCCAGAAAACACCAGAGTAATAATCGATGGTGATGTTATTATTTTTGAGAGTAAGGAGGCTAAGCAATACGAACAGCACAAATGGTATATGTGTGATGGATTCTTTGGATTAATTACCAGAATGCTCAGTAAAAACGAATATTATTGCAATGGGTTCAGACATGAAAAAGGAAAATGGGAGTGGTTTTCTGATTTGTGTGTAGATTTAGAAGGATGCACGGATGCCGACATGAAAGAAGTTGAAAAACTTTTAATTGCTGAGGCTGAGAAAAGGGGTACTAAGAAGGGGGCAAACTTTATTGATTGCGATGGCATTGAAAAGACAACATTATCTAATCCTTGGCTTGAAAATAATAGATTACTCGTTGAAATTCCATCTGGAATAGGTATTTTATTTGATTGTAAAACAGGAAAGTGGGCAGAGATAGTTCAAGAAAAGAAGCCGCCTTCATTTAGTGATCACATGCAAAAGGCTTACGAGAAAGCTCAATCTGATAATTTAATAAAAACAATAGATGATTCATTTGTTTTTAAAATCGCCTTAGATGCTGCCGAGGAGTACATCTCAAACAATTCAACGGAGTCCCAAAGCCGATAAGTAGGGGTAAAACTAAAGAGAAATGAGAAAAGAACTAAAAAACGAAAGACTTGGAATTAATGAAACAGACATTAAAAACTCGTCAAGCGTAGAAGATCTTACAGAGTGGAAATTATCTCTTGATATGGAGAAAATAGAAGTTGAAGAGAGGATTTTTAAGCTATCAAGTGATTTTTATAATGGAGATAATTCGAATCAAAAGGAATATGGCAAAGCTAAGAGTTTTATTAAAGTAATCGAACTGCTAAAAAGATTGATTACTATTAGAATATCAGAATTACAAAATCAACTCAAGTCTGAAAAAATAAAAGAAAAACAAAAAGAAAAAGACAGAATAAACAAAGAATACCTATTAAGAGTTGAGAGGCAGCAACAAGCCAAAAAGGAAAGGCTAGAATCTAAAGACAGATTACTAATAGATATCTTCAGAGAGCAATTGACAGAAGATCAATTTAGATCTGGATTAGACGAACTGAGCAGAAGATTAAATAACTAACAATTCACACCCATTCTAACGAGTGGGTGTTTTTTATTTATATTTTCGTATCTTTACAGGACTAAAAGATTAAACTATGGGAGCGCCGAAAGGGAATAAATTTGCATTGGGGAATGAAGGAGGAAGACCAGCAATGTGGGATAATGTAGATGAGTTAGAGCAGAAGATAATTGATTACTTTGGCACTTGCAAGCCAATTGTTGAGGAAGGAAATATTATTGATTTTGGCACTCCTACCATTACAGGCTTGGCTTTGGCACTTGGCTTTGCTTCTAGGCAAAGTATTTATGATTACAAAGGAAAGGAAGAGTTTGCTTACACCATAAAAAAAGCACTGTTAAGAGTTGAAAATGGATATGAAAAAAGATTATCTCATAATGGCGCTACGGGTGCAATTTTTGCACTTAAAAATATGGGGTGGAAAGATAAGCAAGAAGTAGAACAGACTGGGCAAATGAACCTGATAATTAAGCCTCCAAAGTTCGATGCTGATTGATTTTTCAAAACACCAAGAGGATTTATTTAATCCGTTAATCGGGAAGTTGCAGAACGCTTCTTCCCGTTTTGTTGTATCTTATGGTGGCGCAGGGTCTAGCAAGTCATTCTCACAAACACAATACGAGATAATAAGATGCTTACAGAAGAAAGAAAAGCTTTTAGTTATACGTAAGGTTGGAACGACACTAAAAGATTCAGTAATAGCTCTATTTAAGTCTATTCTTGATGGATGGGGCTTGACCCCATACTACGAGGAGAATAAAGCAACTCAGTTCATAACTTTCGCAAATGGATCTCAAATACTATTCAAGGGTATGGATGATCCTGAAAAAATAAAATCAATTGCTGGTATTACGCGAATATGGATTGAAGAGGCTAGCGAGTTGGCACATTCTGACTTTAATCAACTTAACTTGAGACTTAGGGGGCGCGACGACCTTCAAATGACTATAACATTCAACCCAATAGATGAAGAGCATTGGATTAAAAAGCATTTCTTTGACACGCCAGAGATTAGAGAGAAAACCACCATCATTAAAACCACATACCTAAACAATAAGTTTATTGATGAAGAGTATAAAAAGGTTTTAGAGTCGTATAAACACATAGATAAAAACTACTATAAAATATATGCGCTAGGTGATTGGGGAGGAATAACGGACGGTAGAGTGTTCCCTATTTGGGAGCAGATAGATAATTTCCCAGACATAGACGGTTGCTGGTACGCCTTAGACTTTGGGTTTTCGAACGACCCGACGGCAATAGTGAAAACCTTAAAGGGGCATGGGAGGATATATTTTGATGAGTTCATGTATCAGACAGGCTTAATAAACTCTGAAATAGCTGATTATTTCCACTCTAATGGCTATAATGGGGAAATTGTTATATGTGATAGTGCAGAGCCTAAGAGTATTGAAGAGCTTCAGCGATATGGTATAAATGCAATAGGTGCAGATAAGAAGCCAGGCTCTATTATGGCTGGTATAGATTTTCTAAAGAGACACAAGATACTTGTCACAAAGAAAAGCTCTAACCTGATAAAAGAAAACAGATACTATCAATGGATGCAAGACAAAAACGGTAAGTTCATAAACAAACCTAAAGATTGGATGAACCACGCTATTGATGCCTGTAGATATGCTTACTCATTGGGCGACATGATGGGCAATACCTCTGATTTCTGGGTTGATCCGAATGACTTATGAAGTTCTATATTTTTTCGTAACTTTAAAGAAAATAATATTTTGATATGAATATATTCAAGAAAGCTGTTGACGCTTTGCGCAATTCCGTCAACAGAACACTACTCAACACGGCTCTTTTTCAATGGTGGATAAGCGATGGGACGGCAAATATTATTAGTGATACTGCCGTAGAGTATCTAAAACAAGGCTATTCTGGCAATGTTGACGTTTACTCTATAATCAACAGGATTGATCTAATGCGTAGGCAGGCAACGCTCACACTTCGAAAGAAAAATCCAGACGGCACAAGCGAGGAGGTGACAGATCACGAGTTGTTGAAGTTCAAGAAAAAGGTGAATCCGTTCATGAACACAGATGATTATATCACCGGATTTTTAACCTACTGGTTATCTATTGGTGAGAATTTCACATATACACTAAAGCTTGATTCGGGTGTTAATGCGGGGAAAGCTCAAGAATTACACCTACTACCCGCTAGTTGCGTAGACATTATCGAAGGTACAATTTTAGATCCCATAAGAGGCTATAAGATTGATGATTCGTATAATCAAGAATTTGCATTCGAAGAGGTTGTTCATACAAAAATGTTTAATCCTCTTTGGCTTGAGGATAGATCACTTCACGGACAATCTCCATTAAAGGCGGCTGCAAGAATTGTGAGCAAGCAAAATCAAGCTGAAGATACGGAACTAAAGCAATTCGAGAATCAAGGACCTAAGCACATTTTATATAGAGATGTTAGTGGTAGCGCTCAAGATGGCTTTTCAACACCGCAACAACAGCAAGTAGAGAAAGACATTAAGAATCAAGGAAGCGGCAAAAAAAGAGGATTGCCTTATGTTGCTAAAAACAAAATGGGCAAGCTTGACTTGGGTTCTACCGTTGCGGATCTTAACGTAATTGAATCGTCAAAGGATGGCAGAAGAATTTTAGGAAATGTTTATGCTTTCCCTATGGACTTAATGAATGATCCAAGCGGTTCAACGTACAACTCTAAGAGAGAGGCTAGAAAATCAGCGTGGACTGATTGCATCATGCCTAATCTAGCGAAGGTGGAAACAACACTTAACGAGGCTACAATTGAAAATATAGAGGAATATAAAGACCTGTTCTGGGCTTTTGATTATTCAGAGGTTGAAGAACTACAAGAGGGCTTTAAAGATAGAGTTGATTGGATGAATAAGGCTTATTGGACTCCTAACGAGATAAGACAAGCAACAGGAAAGAAAAAGTTTGATTCCGACGTCATGGATGAACCTAAGTTTTCAATGCAGGATATACCTTTATCACAAATGGGCGAAACTTTAAGCGATGAAAATAAATCATTTGAAGATTACATAAATGCCAAGGACTAAACAATTCGAGAAAGTATATAAGAGAAGACGAGATCAAATCGAAAGGGGTGGTATTCGTCTTTTTCGTAATGCTATAGCTGATCAGTATGACGCTTACTTGAAAAGCGTTAGCCTATTAGATCCTGTTCAGTGGGAAGCTCAAGTATCTTTAATTCCAGATGAGCCAATAGAAAAAGCCTTAAAGATATATTATAAGAGATTTGCACCATTAGCTTTAATGCAGCGAAAGAACATTATAGGGCAAAAGAACGAAGAGGATGATTTTTGGATAAACGAATTCGAAAGGTTCTTGCTTAATTTTGTTACTAATGAAGCTGGCGAAAAAATAACTCAAATAGCAGGAACGACAAGAAAAAGAACACTATCATTAGTTAGGGGTGTTTTGGAAGACGGCACAGAAAGAGGCTTGGGAATACCCGAGATTAAAAGAAACTTGATTAAAGCCGTTGGTAATGATTTAAAGGGCAATACCAAAGCAAGAGCAAGGGCAATCGCTCAAACTGAAATAATAGGCGGTAGCAATAAGGCTGCTGTTTATGCCGCTGAATCTACTGGTCTTAATTATCGTAAGTTTTGGAGCACTTCAGGCTTGCCAAACATTAGAGCCACACACATAGCCGCAGAGAGTTATAGTCAACAAGTGGGAGGACTTAGAAGGGATCAGTTGTTCCCGAATGGGTTGATGTTCCCCGGAGATCCTAATGGAAGCGCTGACGAAATAATTAATTGTAGGTGTACGCTTTTAATTGTAGTGCAATAAAAAAGCCCCGACTAAGGGGCTTTTAATGTTTAGTTAAATTAATTCTACATCATCATTAAAAAAGTTCCAACAACTCCGAAAATAAGCCCACAAGCCAAGCCTAAAATAAAGGATAAAGACTTTCTTTGTCTTCGCATTTTAATTTGTTTTTTGACCTCTTGCCTTAGAAGCGTTAGTGATATTTTAGCGTCTTCTAATTCTTTTTTGTAGTTTTTCATTTCTTATTTATTTCTAATTACAATTTTATTTCCATAAACATTAGCGTGAAATTTAGAGTATCTAAACAGCTCATAAATCTGCTCTTTCATCATATCTTTACTTATCCTGCCAGCAATCTCTTCAGCGGCTTCCACATCTCGCGGGGCGATATCAATTAATTTAAGCTCTACTATCATATTTGTTCATTTACAATTCTTCAATATTAATCCAATCATCTTTAATACTATCTCTATATTTTATATTTACAATTTTTTGTTTTTGAACATCCCACTTAATACTAGTTAAATAACACGATGAATCTACATATACAATCTCCATGATCATGGCGAATTTACACTGGATAGGTACTATTCGAGGCAAATTTGAGTATCTATATTTTATAAGCTGATCATCTATATTTTTAGTTTTATCAATTTGAACAAAACATTTCAGCCTATCTAGTATCTTACTATTATTTATTATGGCATCTCTTATCTTACTATTCATTTCTTTTAAGATTTGGTTCCAATTGCAATTTCATAAACAAATCAATCGAATCAAAACAAATAGCCTAATATTTGTATAGTTTATATTCATTCTAAATAATAAATAAAATTTTGTATCTTTATAGCGTAAATAGAAAATCATGGGTAATATTAAAAGTCAGAATCAATTACAAAAGTCTTGCCTTACATTAATTAAGGATGTTGACGAAAAGGGTACGGTTGTGTTTTATGGCTCAGCGTTTAATACTCCCGATAGAGTTAAAGATATTGCAGTAAAAGGTGCATATAAAAAGACTATAGCGGAAAGTTTTAAGGAGATACAACACTATAAGAACCACGATAGTACTTTAATGCCTGGGGTTATAAAGGAGCTTTCTGAGGATAATTACGGACTACTCGCTAAATCTCAATTAATATTAGGTACTCAATTAGGGAGAGAAACGCACGAGGAATACAAGGCAATGGCTGAAGCTGGAAAGAGCATGAGTCATTCAATTGGATACTATCCTGTAAAAGAAGAGCCGGACGGCAAGGGTTATAATTTACTAAAGGAAATAGCATTGTTTGAAATATCAACACTAACAAAACGACCTGCACACCCCGACGCTTTGACGGTTGGGATTAAGTCGTTTGATGATATGGATATTGAAGAGCTTGTAGTCGAAGAAAGGTTTTACAAGAACCTTCTTAATTGCAGCTTTAAAGATGCCAAATTATCTAATCTAGAATTATTAAAGAATCATATAGATGCACTCATAATCAAAAAGAGCCGAGAAATCACTCTAGAAGTGAATGAGCCGCAAATGAGCAAATCAGATATATTAAAATTTTTAAATGGTTTATAAAATGGAAAAAAAAGAATTGGAAGAAGCTCTTGCGGAACATGGCAAAGCTATTGAATTAAAAAACGAAGAGATTGTAAAGGGTCTTAATGAGGATAACGAAAAGCTTAAGGCTGAGCTTGAGACAATGAATAAGACTAAGGATGTCATGCAAAAACAATTGGATGAGATTGCTGTGTCTTTAAAGAAGGCTGAAAAAGACGGTAAGTTAAACGAAGAGCAAAAGGCAACATTTGCAAGTTCTTTAAGAGATAAGCTTAATAAGGATATCCAGAAGGTAAGCGGATTAAGTAGAAAAGATGCTGAAGCATTTAAGATGGAAATTAAGTCTTTCTTGTCAACAGACAACGCATCTATTACTACTGGTTCTTTATTGCCAGCTTATCAGTTAGATCCTGGAGTATCAAAAGCGCCAGACAGATCACCTTTTATGTTGGATATTGTCGCAAGAGGCATTGCGAATAGTTTAACGATCTATTGGGTACAGAGAAAAACACGTACGGATGGTACGGAATGGGTTGATGAAGCTACCGCTCCTGCTGCTCAAACTGTTTTGGGTTACGAAACTAAGACTGCTGCAATGCAGAATCTATCTGAATTCATCAAAGTGTCTAATAACTCCTTCGATGATATTGATTGGTTAATGTCAGAGGTTCAGACGGAACTTGTAACATTAATGGTTTTAAAGCTTGATGCTGCTATTTTGAACGGTACGGTTGCGGCTAATGGTTTTGATGGCGTTAACACTGTTGCAACTGCTTTTAGTGCTGCTGGTGATACTATGCCAACTGGTGTGACTCCTAATAAGTGGGATGCTTTATCATATGCTTTAACACAGATTCAATTGGCTAACTTCATGGCTAACTTTATTGTACTGAATCCTTCGGATGTTAGAGACATGAAACTGACCAGAGATGATCAGGGAGCTTATTTAATTCCTCCAACAATGGCAACGGGAATGAATGTGGCTGTTGATGGCGTAAGAATTATCGCAAACAACGGAGTAACTAAAGGTTCTTATTTGGTTGGCGACTTCACAAAAGCTAAGTTCTGGAGTAGAAAAGAAATGGATTTGAAGGTGTGGGAACAGAACGAGGACGACGTATTGAAACAATTAAAAACTATCACTCTTTATATGAGAGGTACTTTAGTTGTAAAAGATGCGGATAAGTTAGCATTTGTTAAAGATACATTTGCCGATACCATTACTGAGATTACAGCCGTTTAGTAATCATTCTATAATTAAATAAAGCCCATTCACTACGAGTGGGCTTTTATTGTTATTTATAATCATTAAAAATTAGTATCTTTATATCATGAGAATAAAATTAAATAGAGCGTTATGGGGCAATGATTCAGGCGACACGATTAAGGTTGACGATGAAAGAGGGCTTTGGGCTATTAAAAAAGGCTTAGCCGTAAAAGCCGATCCAATTAAGCGTAAAAAGAAAATCGATCCCGAAAGCGAGGGAACAAAAAATAAATCATGCAGATAAAGTTTTCAAATGAAGGTGATGAACCTATCACGTTAGCAGATTTTAAAGCGTATGCAAAGATTGATTTCACAGATGAGGATTCACTAATCACATCTATGATCACTGGCGTAAGAGAGCAGTTAGAAGAGTATTTGAATAGATCTTTAGTTGTAAAGACTATTGAATACTTTGATGAAGTTGTTGACGATGTAGTGGTATTGCCTTATCCAAATCACGACATTGTTGATGAGGTTAAGATTAATGGAGTTGTGACGGATGGATATTCGAAAACTGGATTAAATCAATTTATAATTACGCCTAATCAAATTAATGGATTTTCAACGGGCATAACTAATGATGATAGTGGTTTTTATTGTAAATACACCACTACTGGAGAATGCCCACAGGCTATAAAAACAGAAATGAAAAGATTATTATTAGAACAGCATGAAATGAGGGGAAACACCTTTGTTGGCTCTGTTGCTGAGTTATCCGAAAATACTTATTCTAATTTGATGAAATTTGTTATTTTATGAGCGGTCAGGATGTAAAAAAGCTAGGAACATTTGAATATCGATGGAGGTATGGCGATGGCTCTTTTGTAAGGGGTGTAATCCCATTAAATAAAGATGGGGAAAACGTTGTGGATGTAAAAATCCAGGATCAAACAACACCCATGATTATATTACCTGTTGTTTTAGAAAATACAAGAACAACACTAGCTGTAGAGGCGGTACAAAACGACAACACTATTACAGTAGTTGATTCTACTGGCTTCGTCGTTGGGCATCACCTAAGAATCGTAGACCCATCATCAGATAGATTTTATTATGGCACAATATTGGACATTAATATAAATGTAATAACATTAGATACGCCTTTGGATTTTGAATATGTATTAGGATCTCAAGTTGTCGATGCTATTACAAATATGGCGGTTGATGGCTCTGTTACTCCTGTTGTATTTAAGCACAGGTTAGGTGTTCCGTCAACTCCTTCAGATACAGACATAACAAGGATAATAATATCTTGTGAAGCTGATAGTCCAATTGACCTAAATAAATTTGGAGATTTGCCAATACTAACAAACGGGTTAGTGTTTAGAAAAACAAATTTATCAAACGAGAATATTTTTAATGTAAAAAGTAACTCTGATATTGCTAATATAACTTATGATTTCACGGTTTATGCCGCAAGCAATCCAGCCCAAGGAATAGACGGATTTGTAACGAGATTAACTTTTGCGGGGCAAAATAAGTTGGGTGTAGCAATTAGAATAGGTCAAGATGATAACCTAGAGGTTATAGTTCAGGATGATTTAACTGGCTTGGTAAGATTAACGATGATAGCGGAAGGGCATAAGGTAGAATGAAAAAGAAAATACAGTTACACATAGAGGCTACTATAGATTTTATTCCACACTACAAGAGGAGTAAAAAAAGCAAATATTTTGAATTTAAGATTTTGTTTATTAGAGTTGTTTTATCTGGATTATTTTAAAAATAAAAGCCTTTCCAACACGGAGAGGCTTTTGCGTATCTGCGCAAGTTTGATTGTTAATGTTGCGTAATTGCGCAAGTTTTTGGAAGATGTAAAAAATGTAATCGTGCGAATTTATTGGCTTACGTGTGTTAGTTAGCTTTATACAATTGTTGTGCTTCATTAAAACGCCACTTCGTTAAGCACAACACGCAATAAAAATAATTGGCTTGTGCATCGTGCTAAGGTCGGTGTGTAATTGAAGGAATAAAAACAAAAGCCAACGCTACTTTTTGCCCCTATCATAATTAGGTGGTACTATATCCTCACACCCACCGCAATAATGCTTGCCTTTTGTCTCCCAATAAAGCCCCTCGCTCCATGTATCAAAAAGCTCATTGCAGTTTGCGCACTTTTCAATCCTATCTGGGAATACAGCTAAATGCTCTTGCAAGTAGTATATAATTGAAAACGCTTTTTTGTGGCTCAATTTAGGCTGATGCCCCCGCGCAAATCGTAAATTATCCGGGCATTCACCTTGCAAAAAGTTATAAAACTCTTCCATCTTTTCAATATCCGAATCTGTTCGGTTATCATTATCTTTTATCAATTTAATTTCGTGTGTTTCCATCCCTATTTTGTTTTTATTTGTTCTCGTATTAAAGTCTGTGCAAGCTCGAAAGAGCCAACTATTCTTATTGCCATTCCGTTAGCAACAATGCCTTTAAATAATTGCCAACACTCGAAAAGCCTTACACAAGGCACGGTTGCTAACATGCAATAAAAAACATGCTTAGTCCTGTGCCTCGTATCAGCTTAGTTGGTTATTGTGGCAATTAAAAAATAAAAGCCCACGCTCTACCATCTACTAAAGTTCCCGTCTTTATCAGCTTCGGCAAAGTCAACACTTTCGCTATAATAGCCGTTGCTTTCTCCGTGCCATCTAATATCAACGCTACCTTTCTGCGTTCTAATCGTATAAAATGTCCAAGTTTCGCTACCCCAATTAGTTTCGCCATCGTTTGTTTTTTCATCAGCTACCAGTATCTCACTATTAAGTAAGTCATCTAAGTCGCCATTTATGTCTTCTATTTCAACATTCTCACAGCAGTCTTGCTCGTGGTACATTTTATACTTAGTTCCGTTCGTGCATGTAAATATCAGCTCTTCATTATCTACTCTCTCAATGCTCGCTAATACTTTACCTTTTAAATCTTCAAAATTTGCCATCGCTTTTTTATTTTTTAATTAGTACTCGTATTTGGTTTTGTGCGTTATTTCGCACGTTTCTTATTGCTGTCCGTTATCGGCAACCTTATGACATCCGTGCTTTTACACAGCCAACATAATGTTTAAGGTACTTTTCTACCGATGTTCTAAGTTCCTCAAGCGTATTCTCTTTGAACTCCTTTGTAAGTATCGTTTCACCAAATAAAACAACGCTCAAATTGCCCTCCCACCAGTCACCTTTATTTTTATGCGGAGGATAAAATCTGCTATTAATCGAAAGCAATGAACCATCGAAGTCCAACTTAAACCCACAATCCCACTCCCACTTAGGTTCATCGTGTATCTCTTTTTTCTCATTTACGTTTTCTTGCCACGCCTTGGCATTGTCCCAATTTAATTCCATTTGTTTTATTTTTAAGTTTGTATTTCATTGATAAAAGGCAGCCGATAACAACAAATATATGTCATTCCGCTGCGCTACACGCCACATATTCAAACCGTTACCCTAACCCAACCCCTCGCCACACTTCCTAATCCTAGAAACCAGATCATCATTACACTCTTTAAGAGCAGAATTAGCTTGTTTAAGCTTATTATTTTCTTTCTCAAGGTCTTTTAATCTTTTAGCATCGAAAGCTTGTGCTACTGTCTTGTATTGTTGTTTTATTTCGCTCACAACAGTTTCTACTTGAGTTTTTGGCTTCTCTAATAATTCTATTTTAGCTAAAGCCTTTTTGTACTTATATTCTATTGAATCAGGGTTGAATTCAACTTGGTCAGAATCAACGTATTCAGGAATTTCAGCAGCTTCAGCTAATTCTCTTAAGAAGTTTATTATCTCTATGGATGGGGGCGTAAAAATTAGCCTAAACATTTTCTTCATTACTTTTAGTTTTAATTAATAATAATACAAATCTAATCACTTTAAACACAGCAATCAAATAGATTTTTTCTATCAAAATTTAAAAGTTATTGTTTTTTCGTATCTTTAGGGCATGGCAAACATTGGAAGATATAACAGAAGATTAACTTATCAGATATTAACAGGAACGGTTGACACTCCAACAGGAGGCACAACTCCCACTTATGATACTGCAAAAACAATTTGGTGTAGCGCTAAGAAGTTGAGCCAAAAAGAAACCATTTTTTTCGGCTTATCCCTCGGGGAGTCTACTTTTCAATTTAAGCTTAGATATGAAATAGGCAATCAATTTGATCAAACAACTAAACTTACATATGAGGGCGTAGAGCTTAGGGTTATATCTGTTAACGAGATTGACGAATATAAAAGAGAAGTTGTTGTAACCGCTAATGAAAGGACTGATTAGATGCCTGTTGAATTAAAGCTCGATAAGAAAAGCAGAAAGAATCTTGAAAGGAACTTTAGGGTAATAAAAAAAGAATACCCAAAGCGCACATGGGAGATGGTCGTTAAGATGCTTTTTGATATGAAGTTTTTAGCTCAGCAAAAATTAAAAGCAGATGAGCATATAGTTACATCTCGCCTCAGAAATTCAATAATGGTTAAAACACCTACAAAGGGCGAAGGTGACGATACTAAATACTCAGACAATGAGGGTGAGATATTTGACGGAGATTTAAAGAGTGTTAAGCTAAGAGATTTCGAAGGAGCTTTTGGCTCTAATGTTATTTATGCGCAAACCATAGAGTTTTTACATGACTCTTATATTTATTGGGCTGCAAAACACGTCAATGTAAAGAAGAGAGTTAGTGAGCTAGCAAGAGAATTAAAAGAAATTAAATTTATACAATGAGAGACGCAAGAAAACAACTGGTAACGGCTTTAATTGCTGACATAAAGACGAGAATTCCAGGAGCGCAAGTTTACACTAAAGTTCCAAAAAAGAAAGCTTATCCTTATATATGGATATCTGACATATACCAAGATGAAGACGGACCTAAAAATAGCTATCAATATAACTATGACGTATTAATTCAAGTTGTATATAAGGGCGAATCAGACCCTTCAGATAGATATGACAATCAAAACGCCATATTGGGAATGGTAGATAACGCTTCTGGATTTGCGCTAACTGATGATTTTAGTATAATGAAAACGAGCTTAATATCTAATAGCGAATCGACAGATCTAAAAACAGACTCAGGAATTCTTGACATAGGGCTTATTAGGTTGGGGTTTCTTATTCAAGATGAGCTTATTTAGATTAAATAAAAATTAGTATCTTTATAGAAAGTTATAACTTAATTAATTAATAATGGCAACAAAAATTGGAACATTAGTAAAAATTACAATAGGAGGTAAAGATCTAATTGGGGAAGTGTCGGGAAATCTTGCCGCCGCATGTAATGTGATTGATGTTAGTTCAAAAGCATCTGGAAATCAAACAAATGTAGAATATGGCAGAGTTAGCGAAACGGGTTCATTTACATCTCTAGCTTCAACAGATCCAGCGGGAACGCAATTCGGATACAAGGAAGCAAAAGAAGCCATGTATGCAAAAACAAAAGTAGAGGCTGTAATCACAGAATATGACGAGTTAGGCGCAGAAGTTGTAGGCTCTTTGAAAACAACAGGTAACGCAGTCATTTCAAATGTATCTTGGGATATTCCAGATGACGATAGAATGACCTTTAGTTTAGATGTTTCTTTTGATGGAAAAACAGTAGATACAACAAACGCATAAAAATGATAAATAGAATAGAAATGGAACTACCTCTACCCGTTAAGGTGGGGGTATTTTTCTTTAACCGAAAAAAGAAAGTAGGTTTTAGTTTTGATAATCTCGCAAAGTTCAATCTAAGAGAAGGATTAGGATTAGAAACTCATAAAGATTTGGATGAGTGGGTTAAGAAACACGGTCAAAATATGTTTTTGGTTGAGACGTTATACTCAGCACATCAGAGTTACAACATGCACAACCGAATTAATAAAGATATAGATAAGGCAAAGTTTATGGTTTCGATATCAAATATTGGAGAAGATCAAACTAAAAGGCTTGTAGAGTGTTGGAAAAAGTCTGAGTCTTACGGGTCTAAGGACGTGCCAGGTAAAAAAAAAGCGGAGAAGCATTAAGCTATTCTGAATTATATGCTTTTTGCATTGGTGAGGTTGGGATAAAACCAAATGAGTATTGGAGATTAACAGAGGCGGAAACTATCGGATTAATTGCAGGATATGTAATAAAAAACAGTAACGATTCATCGAACTTTAGAAACCTATACGGAGCCATGATAAAGTTGTGGAGCAAAGAAAAAAGACCAATAGAACAATTATGGCAAGTGCCTACCGACTTCGCGAACAGGCTTGATATGGATGCGATATATAAGAGAAATAAAAAGATTCTAGGAAATGGGTAAGATAGCAGATTTATTTGTAAAGCTCGGACTAAAAAATAAAGAGTTTGATGATGGCTTAAAGAGGTCTGAAAAGAAAGTAAGTTCATTTTCTAAAGGCATTAGTAAAATTGGTGGGTTAATAGCTGGTGCATTTGCCGTATCTCAAATAACAGACTTTACAAAGGAGGTTGTAAAGCTCTCAGCAGAAGCGGAAGGTGTAGAAAGAGCATTTACCAGGATAGGTGGTCAAGACATACTCGCTGATCTTCAAAAATCAACACGAGGCACAGTCTCTAATTTGGAATTAATGCGAAAGACTGTATCTGCTCAACAATTAGGCGTACCAATTAAAAATTTAGCTTCTCTATTTGAATTTGCTACAGCTAGAGCAGCAGACACAGGAGAAAGTGTTGATTTCTTAGTTAACTCTATTGTGGTTGGTATTGGTAGAAAATCTCCTTTAATCCTAGATAACTTGGGTATTAGTGCAATTGCATTAAAAGACAAATTAGACGGCGTAGGGCTTGGTACCGCTTCGGTTGGTGATGTTGCTGAAGCAGTTGGAAAGATTGCCACTGAAGAACTAAATAAGATTGGGAATGCTGCCACAACCAACGGACAGAAAATACAATCTTTTTCAGCTACTTGGGATAACCTAAAGCTTTCGATAGGTAGAGCTGTTACGGCATCTAGAGAGTTTGGTATAATATCTCAATTAGCTGAAGGTTTAAATGGATTATTAACCACAACAAATAAAGAAACAAGTAAGCTAGAAGAAGGAGCTAATAGACTGTTTGATGCTTGGGATAAGCAAGGCAAATTAACAGAGGATTTTTTAAATGAGAGAATAAAACTCCTAGAAGATGAAGCTTCTGCACTTTTAAGGAGTGGTGATTTTGCTAATAAATCCACAAGAGATAGAAGAAAAGGAAATTTGGAGCTAATAAAGCTTCTTGAGGATAGGTTAAAAGTAATTAATAAAGAGCCTAAAGCCAACAAGGAAGTTGCCGACACAATCAATTCCATTAAGAAAGAGATTGAAAATTTACAAACGCTTCAAGGCGATGCAAGCGGCGAGAATCTATCCAATATAAACAAGCAGATAAAAGCTTTAAAAGAGCAAAAGAAAGCATTAGAAGAGCTAGGCACTGCAACTATCACAGTAAGAGCAGCACAACAGGCACCCGTTACAGCAGCAACACAAGGCGGAATAGTTACAGGAGTTGAAGGTGAAGGATTGCCAAAGACAATAACCACAGAGGGAACTTTTGGACAGCAGATATTAGATGATCAAGCGGCTTTTTTAGAGTCGTTCAGACAATTTAATGCAGATGCGGCAGGTTTAGCTACCGACTTTATCGCTGATACGGTTGAAGTCTTTTCGGCTGGGTTAGGTGAATTATTTGCTGGTGATTTTAATGTGGAGGATTTTGGAAAGTTACTACTTCAAGGAATAGGGAATTTTTTAACCATGCTTGGAAAGATGATGATTCAATTTGGAGTTACCGCTTTAGTTTACTCTACACTTGCTAAGGCTTTAGCTAATCCTGCTACTGCTGGACCTGCTGCCGTCGCAATGATAGCGGCGGGTGCTGCCTTGGTGGCAATTGGTTCGGCGATTGGTTCGGCTGCTTCTGGTGGCGGAGGTGGTGGCGGAGGTGCAGCTATAACCACAATAGATACAAGAGGTACGGCTAACACATCAGGGAGTTTACAGCAAGTAGAAGTGCAACCAGTTACCGTTCAAGTAGAGGGGCAAATACAAAACACAGTAATAGCATTAAGTAACGCACAAGGTCAAAAACAATTAGATAGATAATGGCATTTGGATTAATATATTATAATGATATTACAAGCTCTCAGAGGTTTGAAAAAGCTGTAAGGGTTGAGATCCTTGAAAGAGATTACGTTGGTTCATCTTCTCAAATAAAGGTACAGCCTCTTATATCAATTAGTAAATCAGGAGATGGAAGAGAAGAGTCGATAAAGAAAAAGACTTGCATTTTAAAGATGTTAAGCGAAAGATCTTTACAGTTCGAACACTTATTTACCTCTGACGACAGAAAGTATCAAGTTAAGGTATATTACGATTCTGATTTAGTTTTTACTGGCTTTCTTGAATCTGACTCTTACGAAGAGCCATATTCATTTTATGAAAATTACGAAATAGAATTAACGGCACGAGACAACCTAGGAAGACTTGAGGATATTGACTACGTAGATTCATCTGGCGATAGAATTACAGGCTTACAAAGAATAACCCAGATACTATCTTTTGTGCTTGGCAAAACTGGCAACTCCCTGCTGACCAATAATTTTATAGATATATACGCAAGCGGTCAAGATGAAAATATTGATCATTGGGGGCAGACATACATAAACACTTCGGGATTTTGGAATGTGACAAATAATGAACCTATATCATGTTTTGATGTTTTGGAGCGAATATTAAAAGGTTACGGCGCTCAGATTAGACAGGTTGGTGAGTTTTGGGAAATAAGAGAACAGGCGGGTTATTATAACGCTCCAAATATTGACGTTGATGATGTTCTCCCTAGATTTATGCAGGATAGATTAAATTTTCCAGTTGTTCCTAATGAAACTTATTGGCTGAATCAATCGGCTAGATTAGCATTACAGCCAGCCTGGAAAAGTTTTGAATTAATACAAGATTACGGAACTGTAGATACTATATTTGATGATTTCCCAAAAACAGAAGAAGATTATACATATACTAACGACAATCCTCCATTGCCAAACACGGCCACAATTAACGGTTGGGATATGAAAGATATAAACTACATAACCACATCTAATGGCGGAAGTGAGTTTATAATAAGGAAAGTGGTAGTTTCAGAAGATTGGATAGAGCCTCCCGTAATTCCTGTAGAACAAACTGACTTAGCAGTAACTTTAAGTCTCAGGGCTTGCCCTAGTAGTTTGCTTGCAGGTATAGGCGATAAGGTAGAGGTAGATTTACTAATAGACGACGGAGCTGGAGATGTTAGAATATTAACGGATAGTGGGTGGGTCGCATATACTTCTCAAGAAAGAGAAATACAATTTAGTGGAATTTCTACAGATATATTAACAGATTTAAAGCTTATTATTGATGGATTCCCTATAAGTGGAGATGTTAAAATTAAATTTTTCGCTAGTAATCCATCTGTAGGTGTTGGAGCAACAAAATTTGCAGAAGCTAAACTTATTTTAGATACTGTATTTGGGGGTAATCCGTCTGAGAAAACTATAATAGGAGATATTGATGATAATAATAACGTTAAGGATGAATTTAGATTATCAATAGGTGAAGTTCCAAATGTAAATAACTCTAAAATAATTTTTTTAGGCGGCTTATTCGACTCTTCAGGAAGCGCACTAACAGGATGGCACAGAAAAGGCGATTCGACAAATAAAACACTATTACAGGTGGTCGCAGAGGGTTATGATCTTTTAAATAATAAAGTATCAAGACAAATATCAGGGTCTTTATTTTGGCAATGGGATGTGTGGACGAACATAAAAGACCAGGGCAAAATACTAATGCTTAATTCTGGAACTTGGGATTTAGTTAATGATAGAATAAATAATGCCGAATGGGTTGAAGTTTTCGAATATAAAAATACACTTGGCGCATTTGATAGGGGTTACGATAGTGGATTTGATAACTCATACAACCTAATCAAAAACGGAATGTTTAGTAATAATCTAGACGGTTGGGATACTACATATTGGACGATAGTTTCTGGAGAAGCTTATCATGCACCATCTAGTATATATAATAAATTAATGCAGACACTGACAAATACTCCATCGGTAGATATTAATATAACTATAAAATACAATCTAATAACCGCTAACGGCACAATGCAGTTTTTTTACAAGGATTTAAGTGACACTATACATAAAACACTTCTCACAACTGGCGAAAATATATTAAATATAACAATTCCAAGCGGCGATATAAAAGAGGTTTATTTCTCTAGGGTTGCAGGTAATACTGGAGAAATGTACGTTGATTATATTATAGCTAAAGAAAGCGGAGATGATAATTATAATACTAATACTATTTTTACAATAACAGAAAAATACGAATAATATGAGCTTGATAGACGATATTAAAACACTTTATGGGAATCTACTTCCTGATAACGATAATAATGAAATAAGCCCAGAGGACTTAAGGGATTCGTTAGATTTAATTTTAGATAACTTAACCAATATAGGCTCTAATTATTATGGTGCAATAGTGCCTGGTAGTCCAGTTATTGTAGGAGTGGAAGAGAATGCAACAGTACTGCCTTTAGAAGATGGAATTTATTCTAATTTTGGAGGCTTAAAAAAAGACAATGAACTTTGTGTTTTTGTTTACGAGTCGGCTACTTGGGTTAAAAAAAGCTTCGATGAATTTAAGCTAAGAGAGAATTTAAAATCACTAGGGGAGTCTATAATTGCCGATAGATTGAATTATTTCGATAAAGATTCGGTAGTGTCTGGCGAGCTGGTTAGTGCTAGTGGTCAAGATGTAGATGTTCAATCGTTAGTTGGTTTTGATAGATCTGATTATATTTTATTGAAAGAAGGAGAAGAGTATACTTTACAAGGCTTTACAATTAACTCTAATTTACTTTTTGCTGGTGTTTTCAAAACATTAGATCCAGAAGAAGTAGGCGTAAGAATTAACGATAATACTTTTACTATGCCAGTAGGTTATAAGTATTTTGTTTTTTCTGTTAAGTCTACATCTCAGACGGTTGATTTAAATACAATTCAATTAGAAAAAGGTGCAGTATCTACGGATATTGTTGATTATGCTGGCAAAATAATTCCAGAATCTTATCTAGAGTTCATCAAAACAAAACCTAAAAACCTAATCAAAGGCATTAAGCAAGATCAGGTCATATCTTTTGGTTCGCACAAATCTGAATCCGAAAAATATTCATCATTAGAGAATGTTACTATATTGTCTGGATGGAGTTTTTCTGGATTTATGGAAATAAAAGAAGGTGTTGATTATGTGCTAAAAGGATTAACACTTAGTAATAATCAAGCTGGTGGATTTTTTGATGAAAATTTCGATCCAATTGGAGAAACTTTTGTGGCAACCGACACCAATACTTATGTTTCTATATTAAAAGGATCTAAATTTACAGCTCCAATTGGTGCTAAATATTTCGCTTTCAACATAGATAAACCAACAAGACAATTAAACACTGACATACTTAGTTTTGAAGAATATGACGAGCAAGATAAAGAGGTTAATATACAGAACTCAGACTATATTGCTATCTATGGAAACTCTTACACTGCATCATTTTACGCCATCTTTGGGAAAAGTTGGATGAGAAAATTATCCAACTTTATAGATTATCCACTTTGTAACTTTGGCGAGTCTGGGAACAGCTTTGTTGATATAATAGAGAGAATGAGACTTGGTGAAAATCCATTTTGGAGTAACGCTCCACTAGAGGCAATTTCGCCAAAGTATTGCATACTTGCACTGATTGCCAATGAGAGAATCAATTCACAGAGAGGTAATGACCATCTATTTTATAGCAGGGAGGTTGAAGAGGTGGTTAATACAGCTAAATCTTACGGAATGTTTCCAATTTTAGGAACGGATCACAAGATCAACAGACCAGAGAATGACGTAACACTTCATGAAGATGCAAGAAAAAATAACATTCCATACTTTCCTTTTGGCTCAAACGGTAGGGTTATAAACAGAGAGGATTATGCAGAATTTTGGAACGGTGGGCATCCAGGAACAAGAACTAACACTTGGACTACTCTGCAATGGGCTAACTTCTTTGAAACAATGCCTAGACCAACCAAATCAACAAAAATATTTAGACTTAGAAGCAACTCTAATAGCAAGCCTATTTCGGAATTAAATTTCAATAATAATTATCAACGTGCTGAAAACTGGCAGGAAATAAGTAACGGCGAACAATATTTAATCAATGGGGATACTGTGTATGATAGAATTGGCACAAGTTATGCTGGATCTAATGACTTTAATAATGAGTACGGCATGTTAATGACACAATTCCATATTCCTATGACATTTAAATATTTGGTTGAGTTTACCACTTCCGTATTAAAGGCTAGAAAAGGGCTTGTAACCATATTGACAGATACAGCTCCTCAGAATGTATATATTAAAGATTCTATGGGTATTATTGATGAATCTTACACTTTATCTGACTATAGAAATAATGTAGCTTATGAGGTTTCTGAGGCTGTTTATAATTCGTTTGTAGATGTAGTTGGAACGACAGGATATACAGATGCTAATCTACCAGCCGTAACCTTAACGTTTGCTGGAAAATTGAAATCTTATTCATTAAAGAATGATAGCGGTTATTATTTATTCTTTACAGGCACAACACTTTCAGCAGACTTAGGAAGCGGCACGATTGTTAAAGGTGTAGATAATTACTCTTATTTAAATGCTTATCGAGACATATCACAGCAGCCAATTAAATTTTACACTAATAAATTTTCAGGCGAACTAAGGGAAATTCCTTTTAATTACTCAAACGGAGCATTAACTTTTGAAGTAGAAAAGCTGTATGAGGTGATGGATTTTGATAAGTTGTCTGTTATTATAAACAGTACTTTAGCCCCTGAAATTAGTTATGCAAAACTAGATGTTATTGGTGGCATTAACAAAACGCTAGAACTTCCTAAGTACAATGCACTTTTAAGATCAAATACTCTTTATGCAACGAAGGGGTTTGATGTGCTTGGAGATTGGACTACAACGGGATCTTTAGAAGCCATACCAGAACCTTATACAGATTATCCATCAAGCCCAGCCATTAATCAGCATGTAAGATTGGAGTGGGATTCTGATAATTTTCCTCATGTGCTTAAAAGAAATATTGCGTGGACTGAATCGGGGGGGTATCAAAAGTTAAAGGTTAGGGTTGTTGCAAGGGTGTTCCCATTAATTTATACAGGTGTTGATGATACTTGGACTACTGACAGTCAATTAATAACTGATGATACTTACGATTTTGCAAGGCTATGTGTTTCTTTAAAGTTAAATTCTGGCTTTAATGGTTCTTTTCAATCTAAGCAGATTAGCTTTGGATGGATGGAACAGATATTTGAAATTTTAGTGCCTGCTTATGAAAGTGCTGGTGAATTAATTATTTTTAGACATGAAGATGATTATGGAAGTCAGACAAGTAATTATCCAATGCAGATACATAGTGTTACAATAGAGAACGAATAATTTACTATCTTTACATTATTAACAAACAATTTACGCAATGAAGAAATTTTTTTTGAATTACAACGAGCCGGAAGTGGACGATTCGGCTGAAAATGAAAATGAACAAGAGGTAATAAGACCAACAAAACCACCAAGACCAACAGATCCGTAATGTTAAAAATAAGACACTATATATTATTTTGGGTATCGCTATCGATATTTTATTGCATATTTAGTGATGATGGTGTCCCGTTTTGGGACGCCTTCTTCTATTCTAAAGATTACGTATTCCCTATTTTCTTAATAAATGAGCTAAGAGGATATGTGGTCAATAAGCAAGATAAGGCACTATGTGTAGTTGCTATAATAATTTATTTAATTAAATTTATAACTGATGTTGGTTTTGTGGTCGGACTTGTTAATATTACCAACGAGATAGACACAATTATACACGTAGCATTCATGCTTATAATTTTAGCAATTTTCGGTTATGACAGAAAAACACAGAGATAGAACCATAAACTTCGCAATATCGTTAATAATTACCATTACTGGCGTACTTATAGCTGCTAGTATTTCTAGTAATGCCGAGGAAAGAAAAGCTCTAAAAGCTTCTATAAATAAGAAGGCAGATATTACATATGTAGATAAAAAAGACAAGACTCAAGACGAAGCAATAAAAGCCAACGCTGCAAAAATAGATGAGAATTACAGCAAGTATGAAAAGAAGGTAGATAAAATCTATGATTACATTATTAAAATGCAGAATGAAAAATAATGGGACACGATAGAAGAAACTCAAAAGTAGACGGAAATCATAAAAGCATAGTTAAAGATTTAGAGAAACTAAACGGCGTATCTGTTAAGTCTGTGGCTCAAATAAAGAAGTTCTTAGACATTGTAGTCGGTTACAATGGTAAAAACTACCTATTTGAAATAAAGAACCCTAATTACCCTCCTAGCGCACGAAAATTAACTCCAGATGAAAAGATCTTTCATGACTCATGGAAGGGTCAAGCTGATGTTATTTTAAATACTCAAGATATTTTAAAGATAATAGACTATAAATAATGGTTAATTAAACTATTTACTAAATTATTTTGCATTTATATTTCCTATTTAGGAAAATAGTATTATATTTGTTGTGCGGAGCGTTATTACTCCCAACGGCATTGAGCTATGAATAGTAAAACCCTTTTTTGTGCGGAGGGATAAAACGCACGAAACTTAAATATAAAACGATGATAGTAGAATTAATGAATGATGGAAGCCACGAAATAAAATTGGTTTACGAAAAAGGGCGCTTGGGACAATTGCAAGTTAAAAAAGACGAAGATGGATTTGAGGAGGAGGTGTTTTTCTCAATAAGCGCTAACGAAGCGAGGCAGATTATAAAAGGTTTGCAAGACTACATATGTGAATAATGCGTGCGGTGGCAAGGGTTTTATTATTTATAGCCCTTGTTATAAACCTTTAAAAATTAAAATTATGGATTGGATAAAATTTACAAAACAACAACCACCGCAAGGCGAAATGGTTACAGTTAGATTCAAAAATAACAAAGAAGTACAAGGTAAATTGAATGGAAATTTTATGGTGTACGCACCTAAAGACATAACCGCAAATGAATTAATTGCCGGAGAAAAAGATTGGCATAAAAATTAACTTTTATTGTTTATAACGGTTGGCAATATGTTTGCGGTTGCCGTTGAAATTACGCAGACACTTAGATACGAGTATTAACGCTTCGCATACGGTGCGAGGGCAAAAAACAAAATTTATGATACATTTAGATGAAAAC